AAATTAGATACTTTTAGTGCTGCTTATGGTGAAAGAGCTAATGAAGTTACTCCTTTAGATAATGGTGTTTTTGTTGATTCAGAAAGTATTGTTACTATTAGAGAATGGGCTGAGTACATAGATACCCAACCAACTAATAGGATAGATAATTATAACCCTAAGATATATTTCTTTAATAATGGTGGTCAAACAAATATAGATTCTACTAATAGAAAGATTAATGTTTTCGGTACATCGACAACTACTATACCTTATGGAATATTTGAAACCTATGATAATACTATAAGCCCTAAAAACTTAAGCTTTACGGGTGATGATGGTTTATTTGCTAGTCATTACTCTAATATGTTTAAAAACCTTGAAGAGGGTGGTAGATTGATAGCTTATTTTGATTTATCGAGTACAGATATAAGCAATTTAGATTTTAGAAGTATAATTTATATTGATAGACCTAGTAATATAACAGGTTATTATTTTATTGAGAATGTAATAGATTATAACCCTATCCAAAACGGTTTAACAAAAGTTAGTTTATTTAAGTTTGAGGACTTGGGAAGCGTTCCAATTGATAACTCACAGCAAGGAAATAATGATAGTATAATTGATAACGGAAATACTACACCAACTTCACAAGGTATATTTATAGAGGGTGCTTCTAACTTACTAATACAAGTATGGACTGAAGACCCAATCACAGGAATTATAGAACCAGTTAACGTATAAGATATGGCAAATAAGACAATAGCTATAAAGGTAGACCTACAAGGTACTGACCAACAGCAAAAAAAGTTAATTCAATTAGAAAAAGATTTACAAGAGTTAACAAGTGCTAGAAAAGCATTAAATAAAGAAGTAGGTAAAAGCACTAAGCTAACAACTAAGCAAGCTAAAGAAAGAGCTGCTTTAAATTTAAAACTTAAGCAAACTAGGTCTGAACTTTTAAAAACTAGACAGCAGACTCTAGGAATGGATTCTTTTACTACAAAACTAGGTAAAGCTAATAATCAACTAAGTAAATCATTCACAAAACTAGGTACTAGTATTAGTAGTGCTTTTGTTGGTTTATTTGCTATCCAAAAAGTATTTGAAATATTTAAAGAAGGTTTAGAGGTTAACAAGCAATTTGAAAAGTCAATAAGTGAATTAAGTGCTATTACTGGTCAATCAGGTAAAGAGCTTGATAAGCTATCTGATGCAGCCCGTAGAATGGGTAAAGAAACTACTAAAAGTGCTGTTCAAGTTGCTGAAGCTTTTACGGTTGTAGGTTCAAAAAGACCTGAGTTACTTAAAAATGCTGATGCTTTAATAGAAGTTACCGAGGCTGCAATTACACTTAGTGAGGCTGCTGGTATTGATGTTGCTGATGCTGCTCAAGCTGTTACACTTGCTATGAATCAATTCGGTGATAGTGCTGGTGGTGCTGCTAAAGTAATTGATGTTTTAGCTGCTGCATCTGTTGAAGGTTCTGTTTTAATACCTCAATTAGCTGAAGAGTTAGCCAAGTTTGGGGGGCTTGCTGAATCTGCTGGGCTTAGTGTAGCTCAGGCTGCTGCATCTGTTCAAGTTGTAGGTAAAACAGTTGAAAGAAGTGGGTTAAAAATAAAAAACATACTTATTAAATTAGAATCTGGTACAGATACATTTAGACCTAGTGTAGTTGGTTTAAATACTGCTTTAGATAACCTAGCTAAAGAGGGGTTTACAAAAATAGCACCACTTGCTAAAAAGTTTGGTAGTGAGAACGCTGAAGCAGCTTTACGTTTAATACAAAACAGGTCAGAGGTTTCAAAATTAACAAAGGCTTTAGATGTTAATGGCATAGCACAAAGGCAAGCTACCGTAATGACTGATAACCTCGATGGGGCTCAGAAAAGGTTAGGAAGTGCTTTTGATGAATTGTATTTAACTATTGGAGCTGGTAGTGAGGGTGGTGCTATAACTAAGTTAATAGATGATATTGCATTAGGTGTAAATAGTTTCTCTGAATGGGCTAATGAAACTAGTTTTTTTACTGAGTTATTTAGGTTGTTTATTAATACTGCTAAATTAGGTTTAGTACCTCTAACTATACTTTTTGAAACTTTTCAAGCTCTTACAGGTGGTTTTGAATCTGCTAATACTGAATTTACAGGGTTTACTAAAACTTTAAGAGTATCTAACTCAGTTATTGAAACGTATTTAGGTACTATTAAAACTTTTATAACTACGGCTGTAAATGGTTTTAAAATTTTAGGTTTAGTTTTTAAAACTATCATAAAATCTATTGAAACTAATATTAAAGTTATAGGGAACAGTTTTAGTGGTTTAGGTAAAATAGTTAATGCAGTTGTAAATAAAGATTTTAGTAAAATACCTAACATTGTTAATAAAACTTTTTCTGATTCTAAAAAAACAGTTGATGACTTTAGAGATAAAACTTCTGAATCATTTAATAAAGCTTTTTCTGAAACTGGTAAAGTTATTTTAGATTTTAAAAATGCTACTGTTAAATCATTTAAAGATGCTGTAGATGAAAAAGCATTTTTAGATGAAAAACAAACAGCTAAAGAAAAGCTTGAGTTATCTAAGAGAATAAAACAAGTTCAAGAATCAGAAAAATCTAAATCTGTTATAAAAGAGAAAAAGCTTACTAAAGAAGAAAAAGAAGCAGAAAAAGAAGCTAAAAGACTTAAATCTGAAGAAGAAAGAAGGTTAAACGCTGAACAAAATTTTATAGATAAAGTTAATAAAATACAAAAAGATGCTTCTTTATTAGCTATAGAAGACGAAAGAAAGCTACAACTAGAAAAGCTTAGAATTAAAAAAGAAGCTTTAATAGAAGAAGCTAAATTAAAAGTTGAAGAAGGCACTAAACTAGATAACACGTTATTAACTTTAAATTCTAGTTTTAAGGCTAAAGAAGATGCAATAAATAAAACTTTTGATGATAAAGCAAAAGAAAAAGAAATATCAGATAGAGAGAATAAAATTAAAAATATTACTAGTACTGCTCAATTTGCTGTTAACTCTACAAAGTCTTTAATAGATTCTATTGCTAACTTAGAATTATCAGCACAGCAAAGAAAACTAGAAAGAGGTTTAATATCAGAAGAAGAGTTCGCACTTGCAAGATACGAAATAGAGAAAAAAGCTTTTAACACTCAGAAAAAAGCTGATATTGCTCAAGCCCTTATAAATGGTGCTTTAGGTATTAGCAAAGGTTTTGCTCAAGGTGGTTTATTAGGTTTTGCAACTGCTGGATTGATAGCAGCTCAAACAGGTGCACAAGTTGCTAGTATTAGTAAACAAAATTTTCCTGAATCTTCGTTCGCTGATGGTGGTTTTACTGGTAATGGTTTTGGTAGTGCTGATGCTACAGGATTTAAGCAAGCTGGTGTAGTTCATGAAAATGAATATGTAGTACCTAAAAACGTTTTAGAATCTCAGAGAGGTGGTCAATTAGTTAGTGCTTTAGAATCTATGAGAATGAATAAACCTCAACCAAGTATAGGAATAGGTTTTGCAAATGGTGGGTTTACAAGTGGTGGTAATTCTATTGATATGGTAGGTTTAAGAAACGAAATTACAGCAGCCGTAACTCAATCAATTGGAGCTATTCAAGTTGTTAATAATGCCACCGATACAGTAAGCGAAGCAGTCAAAGTAAATAACATAGTTACCGAAGCAACTTTTGGATAAAAAACCTAAAAAATTAATTTATTTTAAAAAAAGTTTACACTCTAAATAAGGGGCTTGTAAGCCCCTTGTAAGGGTGTAAGGATAAAGATAAAGATAAAGATAAAGAGTATTATATATTTATATAGATTTTAAAAGTTAAAAAAATTATTATATTTGCTCTATGTGGTTCACTAATTTGTTTGGAAAAGTTAAGAATATTAGTAGTGAAATAGTTTCCTCTATTATCCAAAAAAAAAGACTTTCTACCTGTCAAAAATGCACCAACTACAGAAAGGATTTTAAAATGTTTTTTCAGACTAAAAAAAATGTACCACAATGCAAAGTTTGTAAATGTGCTTTGAAATCAAAAACAATATGGGAAGATGAAAAATGCCCTAAAAACAAATGGTAGATTTTGATATTAATGAAAACCTTAAAAACCTAGACCAACAAACTAGGGAAAAAATTAAAGAGTCCGTTAATAAAACATTTGGTAAAATGATGCCTGATACAAAATCTATTGATTATTTAATTGATTTATTTATTAAAAACATTGAACCTAACTTTGTGCCATCATGTGGGAAATGCCGAAAAAGAGTAATAAACTTTTGGAATCAGAGATTAAAGAGCTGGGAGATGTGTTAACTCATACGCTTTACTCAGTTGTTAAAGAGGCTTTAGATATTAGGCATACGGTTACACTACTTTTAGATGCTGGACTTATTAAAGAAACTGTAGTAAGAGATTTAGCCGTAGTTAATGATTTTGATATAATGTACAAAGTACCCATTTATAAAACGATGGATATTTATTACAATTTATCTGTTAAATACGATTTATCAATAAACCACATTAGGAAAATAATTAGAGAACGAAACTAGATAGAGCTTAACGGCTCTTTTTTTTTGTTTAATAAATAAACACTCTTTTAAATACTGTTTTATTACAATTGTAGTAATGAAGTGGTATAATGTAAAAAATTCTATTAATAATCTATCAATATCTATTGATGAGGAAATAGGCTCTTTTGGTGTTAATGCTAAAGACTTTATAGAAGAAGTTAAAAGCAACGGTTCTAAAAACATTGAGCTTACTATAAATAGTGGGGGTGGTTCTGTTTTCGAAGCCTTTGCCATTTATGACTACTTGAAAACTTCTAATCTTAATGTATCTGTTAAAATTGTTGGTGTTGCTGCTTCTGCTGCTTCTGTGTTAGCCTTGGCTGGTAATACTTTACCAACTATGACTGAGAATAGTGTAATAATGATTCATAACGCTTGGATGCCTATTATATCAATGGAAGGTATGAACAGCGAAGAAATAAGAGATTACACAAAAGAGTTAGAAAAAGATGCTAAGTTAATGGACTCTTTAAACTTAAAGATAGCTAAGATTTATTCTAATGCTACTGGTTTAGATTTAGAGAAAGTCCAGGAAATGATGAAGGCAGAAACTTGGATATTTAGCGAAGAAGCTCTAGAACTAGGTTTTGTTAGTGAGGTTATGGAAGGTAAAAAGGTTGCTGCTTTTGCTTCTATTAAAGACCTGGCTAAATTGGGGTATAAAAATACTCCTGAAGATTATGTAAATCAATTAAATAATGTGAATATGTCTGAAAACAAAGAAGGTCTATTAGACCAGTTAAAGGCTTATGTTTCTGAATTACTAGCTCCAAAAGCTGAAGCAGTAGAAGAAACAGTAGAAGAAACGGTTGAGGCTGTTGAGGAAACTGTTGAATCTGTTGAAGAAGTTGAGGAGTCTGTTGAAGAGGTTACAGAAGAGCCACAAGACAAAATAGATGTTGAAGCTATAAAGGCTGAATTAATGGCATCTGTTAGGTCTGAGATCAATGCTAAAAATGATGAGTTAGCAGAATTGAAAAAAGAGTTGGATAAAGCGAAAGCTTCTAGAAAGCCATTAGAGGCTAAAGAAGATGCAATCAACCCTGAAGCTAAAGTTGAAGAAGCTGATGAGTTAGGTGCTGCAATCCTTAATATTTTAAAATCTTCATACAAAGCTTAATAATAAAAATTAAAAAAAATGGCAAATTTTATTACACAATCAATTTCGTCTACTTATTCAGGACAGGAATTTACAGAAATCCTTTTCGCACCTCAAGAAGGTAGCTCGGATTTAGCTGGTATTAGAGTAATACCAAACATTAAAGTTAAGGCTAACATGTACCTTAACAGCTCACTTACAAAAATTGTAAGAAAATATACTACTTGTGGTTTTGCTGCAACTGGTGGAGTAACTAACGTATCAGATAGAACGCTAGAAGTGTCAAAGCTCAAAATTAACCTCGAAGAATGTGGAGATGCGTTCTATGGAACAATCTTTGAAGAGTTTTACGGTTCAGGTACTGCAATTGATGATTTAACTGATACTGTAGTTGGTGAGGTTGCTCGTAAGAGAGTTGCTGAAGCAATCGCAGACGATAACGGACGTATGGCTTGGTTTGCTGCTTCTACTGCTGCTAGTGCTGATTATGACCAGTTTGATGGGTTTGTTCAATTATTTGTTGACAATTCCGCTTCTTTAGGTCAGTATGTTGAAATGACTGCTATATCTAACGTTGAAGATACTAACGGTGACCTAGTTGCTGATGGTGCTTATGAGTTGATGAAATCAGCATACGAGAACCAAACTAAGGTATTAAGACAAATGCCTAATGCTTCTAAATCTTTCAGAGTAACAGCTACAATAGTAGATAATTTAATGACTACTTTCGAGCAGTTAGGAACAGGAAACGCTTTAGGTTTATCTTTACTTAAAGACGGTCAAAGCTTATCTTTCAGAGGTATTCCAGTTGTTGAAATTACGGGGTGGGATACCCAACTTTCCGATGCTGCCAATCCAAATGGAAACATTGGTAAAAATATGCTAGTTTACACAGTAAATGATAACTTAGTTATCGGTACTGATGTTGCTGATGCTGGTTCTCAATTGAAATTTAGAAGTAATGATGATGACGATGAGTTATTGAAAATTATTGCTAAGTATAAAATGGGTGCTCAGTTTGTATTTGGAGAGTTAATTTCTTTTTACTACTAAAATAATAAAGCCCCTCTTTTATGGGGGGCATTTTTTTAACTAATAAAATTTATAAAAATGTCAGAAATTTCTACAGATATTTTAATTAGTTGTAACGATGAAAACCGTAGAGGTGGGATAAAAAGAGTATTCGTTATCAACAAAGATGATGTAACAACTTTTACGGCTTCAGGTTCAGACCATTCGTACACAGCAGTTACATTAAGTACTACAGATGATAAATTCTACGAAGTAGAAGGAGAATTAGAAACAAAATTATATTCTTCTGAAGGTTCAAGAGAAAACGGTTCTATCTCATACGAAACTTCATTAGAAGTATTTTCTCCGAGAATGGAAAAAGTTAAAGCTGCTGGACTTAATTCATATATTGAGTCATGTGGTTTAATTGTGATTTTTGAAACTTACAATAAAGAAACTAATGATAATAAAGCTTTTGTTTTAGGGTATGATGAAATCATGCAAAAAGATGCATCAGTTGATGCTATTGCAAATGAAGTTTTAGAAGCTGAGTTACAAGGGCAGAACGGTTATACTGTTACTTTTGCTGGTAAACAAGCGCAGTTATTAAGAGAGTTTGTAGGTTCAATTACAACTAACTCTAGTGGTACTGTATCATTTGGTTCATAATTAGCTTTGCAATTTGGTTTATAGTGGATAGTTGTGTGGACAACATGGGGGGTAGCTTAATTGTTACCCCTTTTTTATTGCTTCAATACTAAAAAATTACCATAAAACAAAGAAATAACATAGCTTATTTATATTGAGTCAAAATAAAACGTTTTTTTTTACTATATTTATTAAATGAAAAAGTTTATTCAGTTTGTTATAGAACCATCTTTTTTAGGTAAGAAAATTACAGGTAAAGTAGGCGTAATTCCCCTTACAGAAGATACATCACAGAAAGACCTCAGAAAGCTTTTTAAGGCTGGGTTTACAAATGTTGTTAAAGCTATAGAAATAAAAGATGAGCCAAAAGAAGATAAATAGTATCAAAGCTAGTAGTGTTAAAAGTGACCCAATCACTACACCAATAATAAAACAAGAAAAAGAGCCTAATCAGAATATTGAACAAAAATGGGTTCCTTTCTTTCAAGATTCAGATAATATCTACGTTAATGACTTAGCGAAAAGGGCTAGGCGTTCATCTACTCATGCAAGTATAATTAATCAAAAGATAACTTTTATTAAGGGTAAAGGTTTTACTTTTAAAGTTGATGGTGAAGATGTTAAATTTGAAGATTTACCAAATGATTTTAAAGAATGGGTTATGGAAGTTAATCCTGAAGGTGATAGCCTATATGATGTTTTTAGTGATTGGGTACAGTCTTATGTTATTACTGGTAACTGCTACCCACATATTAAAAAAAGTGGTGAGTTTACGGCTTTATATTCTGAAGATGCTACGACGGTAAGAAAGGGCAAATACTGCAAAATAGCTTATTTAAGCAACTTTTGGCGTGATATTGGGCTAAGCAATACGCCTAGTGCTGAATATCCTGTTACTGAGCTTGATTTTTATGATGGTACTCAAAAGAATGAGTATTTAATTCATGTAATGAAAAAGTATCCTGAATTTAACTATTACGGTTTACCTGATTATGTTGGGGCTTTAGATTGGATTGATATTGAATACAGAATGAGTAAATACAATATTGATAAGTTTGATAATGGCTTTTTCCCTAGTGTATTAATTCAAATGTTTGGAGAAGTTCCTGACGGTTTAAATGCACAGCAGTACGTTGATAAGATAAAAGAAAAGTTCACAGGTGAGGGAAACAATGATAAATTCTTAGTAGAGTTATTAGATAGCCCTGAACAGGCTGCAAGTATTAAAGAGTTTACTAGAGAAAGAGATGGTGAATTTATGGAGTTATCTCAATTAGCAACTAAAGCTATTATAACAGCCCATAGAATTACTCCAAGTTTAGCTGGTTTAGAAACTTCAGGTAAATTAGGAAGCAGCCAACAACTTAAAGACGAATACGATAAGTTTTTAAATAGTGTTGTTATTCCTGACTTTCAAGAGCCATTATTAAAAACATTAAATAAGATTATCAAAAGAGATACTAAATTTAATAACATTGAATTAGGTATTTTAAACGTTAGTCCTGTTGGAGATTCTAGCAAAGTTGAATTAAATGCTGTTATAACTATTAATGAGGCTAGAAAAATGCTAGGCTTAGAGGCTTTAGAAAGTGAGATAGGTGAGCAGTTTGTGAATCAAAATGCAGTTCAAAACATAGAAGAAAATGAAGAGCCTGAAGAGGATGTATTTAATTCTATCAGTAAAGATATTTACGCTCAGACTTATGCAGACTACCCACAATCAGCCGTTAACAATGCTAAAAGAGGTATAAAGCTAAATGATGAAGTAAATAACAAATGTGCTACTGATGTAGGAAAACAAAGGGCTCAAGATATATCAAATAAAAGAGGCTTATCTCTTAGCGTTATTAAAAGGACTTATAGTTATTTATCAAGAGCTGAAGAGTACTATGATCCTAGCGATAGTAAAGCATGTGGAACTATCTCTTATTTGCTTTGGGGTGGTAAGTCCATGAAGGGTTGGGCTGCTAGGAAAATAAATGAAATTGAAAACAGTTAATAATATTATAGATGGCTTATAATACTGAAATAATGACCTCAACGGAAGTAAGTACTGAGGCTATAAATGATAACTATTTTGATACTGCTTATTTTGATAAGTATATTTTAACTAGTCAACGTAAATATGTTAAAAGTACTTTAGGAGTTAAATACTATGATGAACTTTTAACACAAATAGCAGCAGTTACTTTAACGCCTGATAATACTATTATAGTAAACAGTTTTATAAAGCCTATGTTAGCCCATTACATAGTTTATGAAGTTTATTCTAAAGTACATACTCAATTAACTAATCAGGGGGCTATGGAGAACGATACTGAGTTTACAGACCAAGCTAAAAGCTTTGAGTATTCACAAAGTAGAGATTTTTATATAAATAAGGCTGATTTTTGGAAAAAAGACATGATTGATTATATTAAAGAGGCTAAAGATTTAGATTCTACAAAGTTTCCATTATTCAATGACTGTGATACACCACCACAAGTAAATAAAAAAGGAATTATATTTTATTAAGATATGCCAATACTACACAGAAATATAACTAATTCAACTGATATTCATAACCCTAAATGGTTAAGTACTGCTAACAATGGAGATTACGCATGGAAAAACGAAAAAGGAGAATTAGAGAGTATAGATGAAATTGTACTACCAGCAGCTTTAAACTTTGTTGATGCTAGTGTAGCCCCACCAACTTCTAACAATGGTGATATTTATATTTTAGCGAGTGGTGGTAGTGTTAATGCTGCTTGGGGTTCGGTTGCTGTTGGTGATTGGGTTAAGTATGATGGTGCTTTATGGAATAGTATTACGCCTCAAAAAAGTAGTTTATGTTATGATAAGTCTGCTGATGGTTTAAAGTTTTATAATGGTCTTGTATGGGCTGGAATGGGTGGTGGTATTTCTAGCGTAACAAGTGCTGAAAAAGCTGCTTTATCTCCTAGTACGGGTGATTTTGTTTTTGATACTGATTTAAACAGTTTACAAAGATATGACGGTGCTGCATGGGTTGATATAGCTAAAGGTTATGGAGTTTGTTCTATTAAAGATTCTAACGGAATACCAACTTATTACACAGATTTACAAACTGCTTTTAATGCTACTTCTAATATAGATACTATTACAATACATTCTCAAATTGAATTAACTAGTGCTGTTACTATACCTAGTAAGCATAAACTTACTATTGATATGCAAGGTAATAGAATATTTGGAGATACTACTTCAGGTGATTTTAATTTATTTGAAACTGTTCAAGCTACGGTTTTAGGTGGTAGATATTTAGATATTATAGGGGGTGGTATAATTGAAACTATAGGTACTTCTTCAAATGTTCAAAATGCTTGCCCTTTTAGCATGACTAGCTCAAATACTATACTCTATTGGGATTTAGGTACTACAATTATAAAAAGTGAAAATTCACAATGCTTTAGAGCTTTGACATCAACTTTAAAGGGTGGTTATTTATGGGCTGAGAATAGTACTTGTTTTGCTACTGGTGAGATTGAGAACACAAAATTTAGACTTTATGAAACTAGCCCCACCGATTTCGTGAAGGTTAATAATTGCGATATATTTATGATTTATGGCTCGTGGATTGTTAATCAAAATAAATTATTTACAAACAATGTAATAAAAGGTACTACTTCAAAAAGTGGTAATAATGGTTTAGTTTATGGTTATGCTGGTTCGTATATATCAAACAATTATATTGAATTAAAAAGTGGTGCCACTAAAGATGCTTTATATATAAGAGGTTCAGGAACAGATAACCATGGAATAAAAAATAATGTTGTTTTTAACTTAGGAACTGGTACTTCTGGCAACTTTGTATATGGTAGTTCTTATAATAACTATTTTTATTGTGAAGGCGCTTGGGGTTTACGGGCTAGCCTAAGTTGTAAAAACGTTATCGGTAATACAGTTGTTACCAATTCAAGCAACAGACCCGTAATTGATACGCAAGCAGATTACGCAACAGATAACACAGCTATAAATATAAACGCTTCACATACTAATAATCCTATGTATGTTGGTGGCACTACAAATGAGGTTTTTAATAATAGGGCTATTTGTTCTAATAATAGTATAGCTAATATTAAGCTTTACGCTAGTGGTACAATTTATTTAGCAAATAACACAATGAGCTCTATCGGTGCTGGTATAGATTTAAACGGTAATACTAATTCAATGACTAATACACCTGATACGTTTGGCAATTTACAAATAGGATAATTTAAAGATATGAACGCAAAAGAATACGAATACGGAACAGACCCTAAAACGGGTTTAAATAGACAACTAGTAAGAGATACAGTTGTTATACAGGAAGAGATGGATAGTAACCCATTACCTAAAGCCGTAGTACATTTAAGACTACAAACATACGTAGAAAATGAAGGTATTAAAGCTGTTGTTACTGATGTTACTGCTGGTTATCAAGTTGTAAAAGGTCAAATATCATATAATGTAAATGGTGAGCCATTACCGAAACACATAATTAACCCTGAAACAGGTGAAATAACTACACCTATAAACCCTGATACAGATGAGCCATACCCAAGGGATAACGGTTATGAAAATATTATTTTACTTTCTAAAATGGCTATACCATTTGATAGTGTTTTAGATAGTGGAATAAAAGAGTATTACGGTATAAAGTAATATTATTAAAATTGTTATATTTGGCTCACAATGAAACTAACTATTATTAGAGATACTTACACCAGCAAAAGCACTATAGGTAAACTGTTTATTGATGGTGTTGAGTTCTGTTATACGCTTGAAGATGTTGCAAGGGCTGAAGGTATTAAAGTATATGGTGAAACTGCTATCCCTAAAGGCATTTATAGTACTACTTTAAGCTATTCTAATAGGTTTAAGGAAGTTATGCCGTTAATCTATAATAAGCCTGATTTATCCGTAAGAGATTTATTAGGAGTTAGATTTGATGGTATCAGAATCCATTGGGGTAATAAGGCAGAACATTCTCATGGTTGTATCTTACTAGGATCAACTAAAACCAAAGATTTTATAGGCAATAGCAAGAAGACTTATAAAAAGTTTATTGAATTGTTGGGTGATATTGATATAGTTAAATTAGAAATAATTAATAATAAACAGTTATGAAAAAGTTATTAGGACTAGCGAAAGGATTTTTTTTAAAACCTGAAACTATTAAAAACATTGTTGATGGTGTTGAGGTTGTAGGTAAAAATAAATTAGATAAGAAAAAAATTATGATAGTTGTTACTATTATTTTAGCTATTCTAGCTTTAACTGGTGCAATTAGTGAAGAAACATTTATACAGTTATTTAAAGATATAAATTAAGGATCTAGCCCTTTCAGGGCGTTTTGTTTGTTTGTTTGTTTTGGAGGGGGTTGTTTCCCTCCTTTTTTTGTGGTTAAAAATAAATATTAAAAAAATAATACATTTATAGTTGATTAGTAATAGAAAAGTATTATCTTTGATTAAGTCAAACAAACAAAAACAAACAAGATGAAAACAATTAACGAAACATTAGCAGAAATTCAAAAAGCAGAATCAACTATCTTTAGCGTAACTTTCACTAAGAAAGATGGAAGTATTAGAAAAATGGTAGCTAGATTAAATGTAAAGAAAGGTGTAAACGGTAAAGGCATGGCTTATAACCCAATTGAGAAAGGTTTATTACCTGTTTACGATATGCAAAAAAACGGTTTTAGAATGATAAACCTTAGTACTGTAACTGAATTAAAAATAAAAGGAGAAGAGCTTATTTAGGCTCTTCTTTTTATAAACTATAATTAAGATTATGAAAAAAGAGAATTTAATTTATGGAGCAATAGCGTTTATATTCGCTGGTTTTTTTGCTTACTATTTAACAGGTTGGGAATTACTAGCCGATATTGTAACAGTATTAGTACTTGTTTTTTTAGGTATAGCTGTATTATTAATGATGTTAATACCTCTTTATGTTTGGCTTAGACGTATATTTAATAAAAAAAGGTAGTCACTATTCAGGGTTTAAATTTAGACCGTTTATAAGGCGTAAAAGTATCACAGTTTGTTTTGAGTTTACGGACTCTTGTAGGTACTCAGGAAATACACAAATAAAAGAGCAGATTAATAAACTAGTGGGCTTTGGTGCTTTGCTTCATCATAATAATAGTATTCGCTTAGGGTGGAGATATGAACCTTTAAAAGACGTTATAAAGATTTACAGATACGAATATAAAAAAGGTGAAAGGTTACCAGCTCAATTAATTGATTCTGTTAGGATAGGTCAGATTAAAAAGATTCAATTAAATAGTGATAGATTCTATTATTTTGGAAAATATCTTTTTCCTTATTTCGGTGGTAAAGCAGCAGCCCCACATAAAATAAAAATTAAACTTTCTTTTTTATAGTTAAATAATAGAAATTTATTACTATATTCACTTTAATAAATCAAACAACAAACATTATGCAACAAGAAGTAACAGTTTATTTAGGAGAAAAAGAAAGAGCATTTACAACTAATGTAAGATGCGAATATGACAAAGGTGACTACTATCAACCATCAT